CGATGTGGCCGGGCGGTTTTGGGAGGTGCTTGATGTCGGCATAGCAATCATCGCTGAAACGATTCTGCGCCTCTTGCAGAAACACGCCCGCGTGCATGTCCGCGTTCTGCGCGGCAACCATGACCCCCATTCCAGCATGACGCTTAACTTCGCCTTGGCCGAACGCTACCGGGACGAATCACGGGTTACGATTGAAAAGAACCCGCGCGATCTGTTTATGATGCAATGGGGCCAATGCGCAATTTTTGCTCACCACGGCGACAAAGGCAAACCGCAGCAGATGGCGTTCTATCTGTCGGATGTTTGCCCGTTCTGGTCAGAGACGCGCCATCGGCATTACCTGACTGGCCATATACACCACGATCAAGCCAAGGACATTGGCCCACTGCGACATGAAAGCCTGCGCGCCTTTTGCCCGCCAGACGCCTATGCGGCAAGCATGGGGTACGGCGGCAGGCGAGCGTTGCAATCTATCACGTTTCACAAGATAGACGGGTTAGTGCTGCGCGCACTGGACCCGATTGACAGAATAGTGTAATTCGCGCCAAGAGAGGACCGATCGGCTGTCTCTTGGCGCTGGGTAGGCTTGGGGTGCGACCCCAGCGATAGGTTGATGCGTGGCCTTAGCTGGGAAGATAAGCAGCCTTGCCACGCTGCGGGTGTTTCAAAGCCACCGCCCGCTGAGCCTATTTACATACCACGAAGCCACTGTTCGACCAATGGCAGATATTTGTGATCTTCCCCGTATTTCTCAACCCAAGATGCTTTCCCGTTGTGGATCGCATCCGGGCCGTCCTGATGGTGTGACTTGCAAAGTGGTATCACCTCAAAGTCACTGGCTTTAGATGACCCATAGCGCCCACAAATCACATGGTGGGCATCGCTCGGTCCATGCTTCAAGCAGATCACACAGGGCAGTTGTTTGACGCGGGCAAGATGCGCCCGCGCCTTAGCTGTGCCACGCTCGGCCTTGAGTTTCTTCTGACCCAATGGGCCGCGTTGTCCTAGGTCAGCCATCTTTCCCACTTCAAGCATTGCACATTGTTTTTCTGCGCCATTTCGTAGAGGTGGGCAACCTTTGCTTTAGACTTCTTGGCGCGTTGTATGGCCGCTTCGATACGGTCTTTTTCTTCATACAACGGCGGCAGTTTGGAATACGCTGCGGTTTTCATAAACGGCTTAAGTATCCAGTGCATATCACATCCCCAGCGCTGCGCGATAAGTCATTTCGATTGCTTCTTCCTCGGCCAGATCATCGGCGCGTTTCTTCCGCAAAGCAACCACCTTGCGCAGAACTTTCACATCAAAGCCTGATGATTTGGCGTCTGCATAGATCGCTTTGCGCGCCTCGGTTTCATCTGCGATGGTGGCATTCTGCGCCTCGATGCGTTCCACAATCTGGAGCAGTTCTTGGTTAATGTCTTGCATGTCAGTTCCTCGGTTTGGTTGTTGGAAGAGCTTTGAGCACGGCTTTGCCTTCGTCAGTCAATCGCCAATGGTTGCCTACAGTTTCAACCGTAAAAAATGGGCTGTCATCTGGAGCATCTACACGTTCAGCCCATCCGACTAGTTCAAGGCTGTAAAGCGCTGCGCCATGAACATTGCTGTGAATTGATGTGAAGACTTCTTGCCCATATTGCTCAATATCTTTGAGCGCTTGCCACCTCGTGGCGTTTAGTCTTGGTTTCATTTGCTCTCCTTTTCAGACCACACGACACCATGCCGTGCGCCATATTCAAAAATGGTCTCAATCAGATCAGACATCTGTGGCTTCGTCAGCTTTGACGACCTGAACCCCAGCGGAAATGGACCTGATCCATCCAAGCCTTCCGCGAATGCCACCTGATGGCCTAGAGAGTGCAGGAAAGCGCACTTCCAAGTCTCAGGCGTCCATCTGCGGCCTTCCGGGCGGGCCATTGCCACATCGGTTAGCATGGCCCACATCTTGTCATTTTGTTCCAAGGTCCGATCACCGCCCGCAATGGTCACGGTCGCCAAGTTTGGTGCAGCGTCTATAAGCTGGTGAGCGTATAGGCGTTGCCGTGGGCCTGTGAGACGAACCTTGTATGGCATCAACCCGCGCCCTGATTGGTCCAATATGAAACCATCACTGTGCTGACCTCATCGCGTGGGATGTCTAGTTCCTTCGCCACCTTGTCCAGCGTCATGGATGGAATGGCATTCCACATTCCCCCCGCTTCGTCCTCGATGCGTTCATAGGTGGCAATGATCAATTTGGAATTAACCATTGAACTTCTCCCGCAGCTGCTGAAGTTTCATTTCTAGATCGCCAAGGAACTTGATGACCTCGGCCTTGATGTCTGTCTGCGTTGCGTGATCTGCGTGGACCCGCTGCATCCAGAAATTCATATCGCCCGGCATTCTTGGATCGAAGCTGACGAAATCACACCATTCTCGGCCAGTGCACATCATCTGCACCTGCATCTGGATCATGTATTGAGATGGAACCTTGCCATCCAGCAGCGTCTCAATGTGGGTGGCAGAGTTTGGGCATTTGATTTCGATCAGCCCATCCGATCCCACCAGCCCGTCAGGTGATGCGCCGAAGCCTAAGATGGTCGGATGCGGGATGAATCCTGTCTCCGCAACCGTTTCACCCGTCATCAGTTCATAGGCCATGCGGGCCTGTGGTTCGGTATCTGTGCCATGCTGCATGGCCGCGCTGGTGAAGCCTTTGACAGAGGTTTGCGTAAGCCGCTCGGTGATAAGCTGGGCCATGTAGTTAGCCCGGCTGGCCGCATAGCCAGACTTTGTTTTGGCCATCACATCGGCGGTGCGGGATGCTGTGACACACCCCAACCGCGCTGCGAACCATTCTTCACTGCGCTGTTCCATTTGCCACCCCCAATGCTGCTTTTTTTGTAAGCATGGCGATTGCGTCGATCGCTTGCTTTTCGGTCATGTCTTCAAGCTGCTTCACTTTCCAGTAAGCGCAGAACTTTGCCTCATCTGTGTTTGTGTCAAACATCAGGTCGCTCATGTCTACATATTGATCCTTGCTGATCAACTTGCTCGGCTCAACCTTGGGCGCGGCTTTAGCGGCATCATTTCCATCATCGTCGGAAGGCGCGATACCTGTGAGGCTTTCAAGCCCGATCCGCTTGGCGTAGGTCGTGGCCGACTTCATCCCCTGCATGTCATTCTTGTTGATGATCAGCGGAACATCGCAGGAAACGCTGGTTTCGCTGGCGCCATGAACCAGCATCGTGCGCATCACTGCGCCCTGTTCATCCCGTGCCATCATGTGGAACATCGCGATGCCTTGCTCGGTCAGGGCTGGAACGGCGACCGAAACCACATCGGCCAAATCGGCATATTTGCTTTTGAACGCTGGGTTGGTTGCGCCTTTAACGACTTTGCCCATGCCAGCCTGTGCAGCGCACAAAGCCATGTAGATGTTTTTATGCTCGGTCATATCAGAACCCCAATCCATAACCCAAGAAGAACAGGCCGTAGGCCATTGCAAAGAGCATCACAGCCCCAACTGCATCTTCGATCCATTCGCGCATTAGTAAAACTCCACTTCGTTCCAGAGTGACAGGATGGCGTCCTGCAACGCTTGCGGCAATTCTTTGATGTCGAACGGCGTGTCCAGAATGAACAGCTGATCAACCTCGATTGTGTTCATGTCGACTTCATCCCATGTCGGCGAACCCGGCACACCGAAGTCTGTGCGGACGCTCTCTGCGACAAAGCGCACCTTGATTTCTTCACCTTTGTAGTATGCTTGCATGGTCTTTTCTCCCATTCTTGCGTTGTTCGTCTGACATCGGTCTAACGATCTTGCTTGCGCTTGTAAACAACTATTTGCATCAGGCGCAAGATTGTGCAAGATGGACGCATGGAAAACACATCACGCATCGCTCTGGCCCAGCACATCAAGGCCGAAAAAATGAAAAAGAAAGATTTCGCTGAGATGCTCGGTGTCAGCGCATCGCAACTGTCGCGCTGGTTATCTGGCGCGGTTGTGCCTGACCGCCTATCAAGGAAGTTTGTGGAATTTGCCACCCGGCGGGTCGTGTCAGCGGATGGCTGGAAATGAATGCTTTTGGCCTGCCGGAGACAGACGGCGGCTGGGATTTCATCATGGCCGACCCACCGTGGCACTTCGCAACATTCAGCGCAAAGGGCGGCGGCAAGTCACCGCAGGCACACTACAAGACCATGCCGCTGGATGTGATTAAGTCTTTGCCTGTCGGTGACGTAGCAGCCAAGGACTGCCTATTGTGGCTCTGGGCTACAGGGGCAAACCTACCATTGGCCTTGGAGTGTCTGCCTGCGTGGGGCTTTCGATACTCGACACTTGGCTATTGGGGCAAACTGACCAAAACAGGAAAGATCGCTTTTGGCACTGGTTACGGATTCCGTTGCTCAGGTGAGCCGATTATTCTGGCCCGCAAAGGGAAACCGAAGAATGAAAGAACTGTCAGGTCATTGATCATGGGCCTTGGCGGATCAGGGTCTGGTCGAGCGCATTCCGAAAAGCCAGAAGAAGCATATGCAGCGGCAGAACGTCTTATGCCATGCGCCAAGAGGCTTGACTTGTTCTCACGCAAGACGCGAGATGGATGGACTGCGTTTGGTGATGAGGCTGGAAAATTTGATGCCGCAATTCAAAACCTTGGAAATGTAAAATGAAGATACAAGCCAGCTTTGCCCGCAAGACAACTAGCAAGTATGGCGCCAAGAAAACGATGGTTGGCGATGTCCAGTTTGCGAGCAAAAAAGAAGCCCAGCGCTACATGGAATTGCAGCTTTTGGAACGCGCCGGGGAGATCACCGATCTGCGCCGACAGGTCAAGTTCGAACTGATGGGCCAACATCGCCCGCTATACACCCGCACGGGCCGGAAGATGAAGTATACTGCGGACTTCGCCTATATCGAGAATGGCGTTGAAGTGATCGAAGAATCTAAAGGCGTCTGGACCCGTGACTTCGAGGTGCGCTATGCGGTTGCCATTGCGATGGGATTAAATCTGCGCGTGACATAGAAAACGCTTTATTTGATCTTGAATGAGGTATAGAAAAAGAAATGGGCAGGGAACGCGCTAACGTTCAACCTGCCCTAAGTAAGCCGCAGCGGGGGAGAAATCCGCTGAGATCGGCAAGCGCAACTGGGATGCGCTGATCGCAGTTCTACACTGCGTGAGGCAACTCCACAACACCAAGGAGTGCCAAGATGCACAGTTTCGACCCAGACATAGCGCAGCGCGTGGGCGTCCATGCCGCTGTGCTTTACCAGAACATAGTTTGGTGGTGCGCCAAGAACGCAGCCAATGGACACAACCAGCATGACGGCCATCATTGGACCTATAACAGCGTCCGAGCATGGTCTGAACTTTTCCCATACATGACAGCAAAGCAGATCAGGACATCATTAGATCGCCTAGAGGCTGACGGCATGATCCTGTCTGGGGAATACAACAAATCTGCATATGATAGGACCAAGTGGTTCTGCCCATCCAGTCAAGTCGAGTTGCCCCACAGGGCAAGTCAATTGGCCGCTGAGGGCAAACCTATACCTGTTGTAAACACAGATATTAAACCAGTTGATAAACAAGAGAAGGCGGGCAAGCCGCCCGTGATCAATGAAGCCTCAGAGATTTTTGATTGTTTGACAATGTGGGCTTCAGAAGTTGCTGTCAAAAGTTTCATCGAGTATCGCAAGAAATCCAAGAGCAAGGGCTTGACCCTAACCGCAGCCAAACGGCTTGCATCAACGTTACAGGAGATATTCAATGCAGGAGAAAACCCCGATGACGCACTTGGTCTCGCAGAAGAACGCGGATGGCAGACAGTTAAAGCAGACTGGTATTTCCAATCTCAGCGAACTGACAGAGGAACAAATCGACAAGGGTCGGGCATGGCTGCGGCTTTTGCCACAGTTGCAGCAGAATGCGCTGCCAGAGAAAGATACCGTGCTGAGAATCCAGAAGACCCTAATGACACCATGCTCTGGGGTGTGGATATCAGCTAGGGTCGCTGCGCTTCTAAGCCCCTATTATGAAAAAGACACGCCACAGGCTGTGCGGGAAATGGAAGCCAGAGATTGGGAACACGCTCTAAGCGGCTTTCCTCAGTGGGCCATTGAACGCGCCGTGCGCTGGTGGAAGTCAGATGCCAACGCAGACCGCCGGAAACGCCCGCTAGAGGGCGACATCGTGGCTCGGTGTAGGGTTGAGATGGATGGCGTAGCATCTGCGTCTAAAGTGCTGGAGATGAAGCAGCGCGGCATCGAGCATAAGCCGGAACCGCGTGAACGCCTGACAGCAGACCGGGCTGCGGAAATAATGCGGGATGTTGGTTTTGGCGTGAAGCGGATGGAATGAAAATAGTTGCGCCAAGCGCAAGAATGTTGTTGCCAGCGTTTGTAGATGTTGTAAGGTGTCTACAGGAACACCGCAACACGAAAGGAAGAACAAAAATGCGCACTTTCTTGGAACACCTGACCGACGAAGCCCTTGCCACCCGTTTGGCAACTGCCGAAGAGAAAGGCAAAGCAATTGCAGCTCGGATCGCCGCTGGCGAACGCAGCGAGATTGTTACCCAAGCCGTTCGTCATGGCGACTGGATTGGCGTAACGGCACTAGAATACAGCTTGAATGGTCTTCGTGGCATCTGGAAAGATACAAAGCGTGAAATAAACAATCGCGTAGCCTAACATCTAAACAGCCAGCCCTGCGGGGCTGGCGCCATCATCAACAAGGAGAGAAAAATGCTAACCATGACAATCGCTGGGAACGTAGGCAAGGACGCACAACTGCGAACCACGCAGGGCGGTGACCCTGTGCTGGGCTTCTCAATCGCCATCGACAACGGCAAAGACAAGAACGGCCAGAAGCGCGACAGCACTTGGGTGCAATGCAGCATCTGGGGCAAGCGGGCTGACAGCCTAAGCAGCCACATCGTTAAAGGCACGAAGCTGGTGGTGTCTGGTCGCCCCGGTGTTGATGTTTACGAAGGCAAGGGCCGCCTGACGCTTTCGGTGCAAGACCTGACGTTCATGGGCGGCACGAAGGAACGCAGCGAACAAGAACCGCAGCAAAATAGCCGCGATAATTTTGAGGGAGATATACCCTTTTGAGCGAGCGCATGGAATATAACATCGTCAAAGACCAGCGCGGTGTCCTGCACACCATGCTGGAATCAATGAAGCGCGGCGACGAAGTGGTATATCACATTGGTGAATACGCTGGCGGCAAGCACAAGGCCGATGCACTGGAACTCTATAACCAAGGCAAGTGCATCTTGTTTCAGCGCAAACTAGGGCCGGGCAAGTTTGCCTACATCGCCCGCAAACCTCTGAAGCTGTGAGGGTCTGGCAAGTGGGTGATCCAGTGGGAATGAGCGAGGTCTACTTGCCAACCAGAGACAGCAAAGACGCATACAACGCAGCTTGTAATGAGGAAATGCTAGACAGCGCTGCGCGATACGCGATGGAACTTAGGACAGTTGAGGCAAGACGGGATTTCATTGCGACTTGGCCGGAGAGTCGGCGCAATGCACTCAAAGCAAAAATCAAAACCCTGTGGGAGACACGGAATGACTGACGCACTTATGGACCGCATCAAAGCGCACCGCAGCGCACCAACCGTTTACGATCCGCCCACGTTTGACCAGATGGTCGACCGCATCGAAGAGTTGGAGCGGGACATCAAACAGTTGAAGCGCGAGCGGGATACGGAAGCTGGTTGGGTGGTGACGATACGCGACGAACCCAAAGTTATCTGGGTGAATGAGTGGCCCAATGGTGCTTGCTATAGCTACCAATCAGAAGAATTCGCAAAAGCTTTGTCTGTAACTGGCTCAGGAGCAGTTCGCAGCGCCGTGAAGTATGTGGAGGCGAAAGAATGAGTGACGATCTGATCAAAGACGAAGCGGAGTTTATCCGCAACTGCGCAACTGAAATCGAGACGGGTGAGCCGCTGGATGATGACCAACTCTGCAACCTATACGCCATTGACGCACACCGCATCGCCGACCTGATCGACGCCGTAGAGGAGAGCAACAAGGAACTAACCCTGCAACTGCTTGCTGCGCATGGTCAGGCCGCAGATGCGTTGGACAAACTCGACAAAGCGGTGGAGGCGCTGCGGGATACCACTCAAATGCTATCGCAATGCACATTCACAATTATCAGGATGAAAGGCCAATACTTTGAGAGACTTGAACTTGTAGATAAAGCCCGCGCCGTGCTGGCTGAACTGGAGGGGAAAGGATGATAATCGAAATTCGCGGCATTACATACCCAAGCGTGCGCAATGCTTCAGAAGCTCTTGGTATAGCAATGGACGCAATCTATAGCGCCTTGAAGCGTGGCAGCATGGACGTCGTGGGACTTGGAAACACTCAAAGCCAGCCAATCGATCTTGATGGGCTGAACTTTCCATCGCTTGGAGCAGCAAGCAAAGCGCTTGGTTTCAATCGATCCTTTGTGCGCTATGCTTTCGCAACCAACTCTGCGGTTGCAAAAGCGCGTTTGGAGCAAGCTATCAACCGTTACAAGCAAAACAAAGAAATGTGTGGGTGAACATGCGCACGAGAACAATAGCCGTTGTGGATCGCAACTCTGTGGTTTCAGGTCCATCAATCCCGCAATTTGTAACAATGCCTGCCGCGCCGTGGGAAACGGCTGACGGTGATAAAGACTTCACCGGGGCAGGGCAGAAGGTCGTGATCTACGGCAAGACGTTTGCAAACGTAAAGCAGGCCGCACGCGAACTGCACGTTGATCTGACATATCTAAGGCGAGCAATCTTGTTTGACCGCATGGACCAGTATCTGCTGTATCAGCTAGGCCGCGAGAAAACAGGGGCGCGTCTATACAAAATCTTTACAGACATGCATGAGGCACAGCAACGCAAAACCTGCCCGCCATGCAACCATAACTGTGACCAAGGCCGGACCTGCCCAGCGAGGCAGCAATGATCATCAACCAAAACAAACTCTATGACGCTAAACCTATGTGCCCGATGTATAACATCAAGTTGCGGTCGCATGGTGTATCATACGGGCTGTCAGAGGCAGGCTACGACATCAGGATCAAGCAATCGGTAATCCTGCACCCGTGCAGGCGCTTTGCGCTTGCCAGCACCATTGAGCGCTTTGATATGCCAAACAACCTAGTCGCCATCGTTCACGACAAAAGCACATGGGCGCGGCGCGGGCTATCGGTGTTCAATACAGTGATCGAACCCGGCTGGTCAGGCTGGTTAACATTGGAACTGGTGTATCATGGCCTAATGCCTCTACGCATCCCAGCCGGGGCAGGAATTGCTCAGGTGATCTTTCATCAACTTTCCGTTCCAGCATCATATGCAGGCGGAAAATACGACAACCAACCTAACCACCCAGTGAGGGCAAGATGAACCGCGAAGAAATCCTGAACACCGCGACCCAATACATTACAAAGGACCGAGCAGCCACGCATGGGAATGCAGAAGACACGTTTTCAAACATTGGCGATTTGTGGGGCTGGTGGATGGTAGGGCGAGAAATCCCGACCTTCAACGATTTTGACGTTGCCATAATGATGACGCTGTTCAAGATTGCCCGCATCAAAGGCAATCCAGATCACATTGACAGCTACATCGATGCCGCTGGCTATCTAGCACTGGCAGGGGAAATCCAATGTATGGAACGCTAGACCGTCAACGCGACGAACAAATCCTCATGGCGCTGCACCTTGTCGAGAACATGGACCTAAGCCACAAGCAGGCTGGCGACATAGTTGGCATGACTAAAAACGCCTGCATCGGGGCCATAGCCCGGGTGCGCAACGAACCCACAGGCGTCCACAGCATCATCAGGAACCCAGACAACAAAGACCAAAGCCAAAAGCCGCTGTGGTGGTTTGATCCGACATCTGAGTTTGGCCTGTCTGTGCTAGGCAAGATCGTCGCATTGAAAGAACCCCCAAACTGATGTAAGATGCCGCAGCGACCGACACCGCTATGTGTCGAGATGAGGTATGTCATGGCTGCTGGAAGACCAACTGATTACACACCTAAGATCGTCAAGGCTGCGTGGGACTACGCCAATGGCGGATGGATCGCAGCAGGTGACAAGGTGCCATCAGTCGCGGGTCTAGCTTGCGAAATTGGAATTCACCGAGAGACCTGTCAC